GATGTTGACAGCTTGAGATCAGTGCAAAACCTCACTAAAAATCGCAGTATTGCGGACATCAAAGACATGGTCAGCAGCTATGCATGGCCTCGAGATGTAGCTAGAATACAACAGGGTTACCAAGAAAACCACAAAATGCCTCTGCCCATTATTATAAAAGGGCAACAGGGCATGTGGATCATGGCAGGCAACACACGTCAAAGTGTGGCTAGAGTCCTGGGAATCACACCTCGCGCACTGTTAGTGGATGTAAGTGACAGGCCCTAGCTGGCAATAAATATCTCAGGACTTTTATAAATGAGACTGAAATGAAGTTGTGGGATTTTCTACAAGAAGTAAAAATAGACAACAAGCAGGGTATTGGGGAAGTTCCTGACAACAACAATGTTGATTATCTAGGATTGCGAGTGCTCATGCGCCCCAGTGTGTTTTTGGGACTTGCATCAACATTGTACCGAGAACAAGCTTCAAGCGTGGACTATATCAAACAACAGTTGGCCCAAGGACGGGGCATAGCCAGCCCTTGGTTGGTAATTGATATTCCTCAAGCTTGGGGGCAAAACAACCTTGATGCGCCAGCCCGAGTCGTCAGTCATGAAGGCCGCAACAGAATGTATGCAGTGCTGGAAACAGAGGGTGACGAGCCCATTGAGACCCATTTGTTTTTCTCAGGTGGGTTGCGCAACAGGCACATCAAGCCCAACTGGATTGAGAACATGAATAAGAGTTTGGTGCCACAACGCAGCAATCAGAGAGTTCCTGGGCCATTTTTCCAAACTTTGAATCAGCAGCCCAATACCTTATCTGAAGAAACCGCTGAGCAAAGAGCCACATATAGAGCTAGCTGGCGAGGTAGATTGGGTGAATATGATCCCAACTTCTTTGACGTGGAAGAAGACTCATTGGAAGATGAAAAAGGTCAAGTGATCGCAGTCAAAGACGTTCTACGTCCCAAGAGAAATTTGAATTCAAAATTGAGCTTTGAACCCAATCCTCAACTTGTGTATAGAGGCATGAGCAATGCTGAATTTGAAAACATCAAAAAAACAGGGGTAATCAAAAGCAAAGGTGATTACAATTTACAAGGACAAGAGGGCCTAACCTACTTTACCACTCGTCCCGAAACAGCTGACAGCTATGCTCACAGTTTTGCACCTTGGAGTCAAAAAGCCAACTGGGACAAACCAGCTTGGGTGATTGCTGTGCCCAAACCAGACCCATCCCAAATTGTTCATGTACCAGGCACTGGCTCTCACGAAGTTGGAGTAAAAGGTGTTATAAATGCTGATCAAATAAAAGAGATATACCGCGGAAAAGTTGTGGAGTACGATCCTGGTGTCCCCAACCAAGTAGCCCCCTCTGCATGGTTGCATTGGGAAAAAGTTCCTGTTAAAATAGTTGTTACAGAACGCAACGGTGCACCTGGCACCCTAAAAGCAAAAATAAGTAAACGATATGGTGGCAGTGTTACTTGTGCAAAAGCCAAAAAGTTAAAATCCCGTAAAACATCTACAGCCCTAGACAAACGACAAGCCAACTGGTTTCTCAACATGCAGGACTGCAATGAAAGCCAGGGGGTCCAACCTATAACTGAACTTGTGTCACTGCCTAAAACACCTGTTGAATGGAAACAACAACAGTTTAACTTTGGTAGGAGATATCTAACAGCCTTTGAGCTTGATAATCATCTTGTTGAAATACGTATGGATCAAGATCGCAGTCATTATGCTTTACAAAACGCCATGTTACTTGACCCTATACAAATAAATCCCCAAGCTCACGGCTACACTATTTTGTTTATGGTTGATGATGAAATAATAAAAACTGGACTACTTGGTCAAAAAAGTTCCACGCTGTTGGCACAAACTTTTGGTAGAATACTGCAATGGTTGAAAACGCACAAATGGGATTATATAATATTCACTGGAGCCCGAGGCAGCAGAAACAAACTATACGGCATGATTAGTCGACAGCTTGCTAGAGAGTTTGGAGCAAAACTGCATTTTGATTTTGACACCAGTGACTTTGTGGTTTACAAACCATCAACATTTGCACAAAAACTTGTGCGCGAAGCACTAACTTGGCAGTTACCCAGCAACAACTGGACTGTTCAATCAAAGTATGATCGCGATATCACATATAAGTTTGCTGTGGACGGTGAAAAATATTTCATGGAAATCGTGAACATTCCCGAACCCAACAACCGTGGCATTTATGACATTGAGTTTTTCCATGAAGAACATGGCATGGATATAACAGGATTAGGTGTCAGTCATGCAATGAAAGTTTTCAGTGCTGTCAAACAGCTGGCCCGTGACGCTCAAGGACGTTTAACTGACTTGCCGATCAATGCTTGGTTTTTCAGTGGTCGTGGAGCAAGCCGACAAAAACTTTATTTACGGTTGGCACAGCAACTAGCTGAAGAAATGGGTTGGAAGCTTACTACTACTCGGGCACTCATGCCCTTGCAGGGTGACAGCAACATGCAGGGCTATTTGATATACAGTCCCAAAATTGAAAATCGCATATTGAATCCCAAACTTAGGGACATACAAGAAGCCGAATCCGCAGGATCAGCACTGACAATATTTGATATTGATAGCACGCTTATGAAAACGTCTGCCGCTGTATATGTAGTCAACACTCAAGGTAAACGAGCCAAACTCACAGCTCAAGATTTCAATAGTTATCAACTGAAACCCGGAGAATATTTTGATTTTCAGGAGTTTGAAGACAGCGATTTGTTTCACGACACAAGTGAACCCATAGCACAAATATGGCGCACTGCACAAAACACCTTGGCCAATACCGGGCGCCGACCAGGAAGTCGAGTTGTAATAATCACCGCACGTGGACCATTCAACAACACAGAAAAGTTTTTGAAGACATTTGAAAAACACGGTTTGGACATGACCAAAGTGCGGGTGTTTACTGTGGGTGGTGCTAGAAACAAAAAACCACTTATCCGGCAGTTATTGCAACAACACAACTATACGGAAACACGTATCTTTGATGATCATCTAGGAAATCTGCGAGACTTTTTAAGTCTGCACCCGGAGTTTCCCCAGGTAACTTTTAAAGCTTTTGCAGTGGGCGCAGCAGGTAATGTTGGTCAACCTGTTGTCATACAAGGAACAACCGATGAGTAACTTGACAGTGTTAGGTGCCAACAGCCTATATGTGCGTGAACAAGGCGCCATGGCTTACAGCGATGATGGCGTTTTATACACCTCGACAACATACAGCTCTGATCCCGATCTTTATCACAGTTTAACTGGCGCTGTGAGTCGAGGCGGATTGATAATAGCAATAACCACTCGTGGAGATATTGCCGTGGGCACCAGTTTGCAAGACATGGGTCAAGGACCCAGCATTGGTGGCAATCAAGGATGGTTTCGTCCCACAAGCATCGCAACAGACAGCACAGACGTTTTGATTGCCGGTATGTATAAAAGCAACAGTCTTGTGGAAACTGGTACCATCTACACAAATCAAGAAAACGACAGTTTGTTATATGCAGACTCGGGAAATATTTTAATAACCGACACCGTAAGTCCCGCGGACATTGTGGCATTCACAGGCACACAAGCTGTTATCTATTACCCTTTGTATCAGTTTGCCAGCAACAGCATTGTTTACAACATACAACATTATGTCAACGCCCCAGTGAACACAGGCAGTGAAAATGTTTGGGTAGCAACAGGTAGAATCAACAACACAGGTGCTATTTGGTATAGCAACAACCAAACCACATGGAACACTGTGACTTTACCGTCACAATTTGCCCAACGCACAGTCTATACCAGCGCCATACGAGAAAACACTTGGTATTTTGGTGCCTGGGGCATCATACTCACAGCCAACAAGCTGGTTGGCCCTACTTGGGAAGCAAGTCAAGAACTTGTGGTTGCTCAAGCACAGCCTGATATACGATGGATCTCAGTGAATCCCGACAACAACATGTTGGCTGTAAGTTCCGGAGCAATTTTCTACAGTGCTGATGGAACCAGTTGGGCAGGCTATCAAAAATCAGGGTATAGCTTTCAGGGTGCAGCGTGGTTTCAAAATGCCTGGCGTGTGGGATCTAGCAGCTTGCTGGCCAGCCAGGTCTTTTCGTCAAGTAATGGCCAAGACTGGTCCGGCTCTAGTGTGGCTGTTAGTGCTAGAGATATTGTTGTGTTGCCTTGACAAATACAGCGTCATAGCACAAAGTTAGCACACACAAAGGAGATACAACATGTCACTGGGCGTAATGGACCCTGCAGATAAAGCACGGCTGACCAATCTTGTTAATGAAGGCGTGCAAGTAATGAGCGACGTTCAAGCACTTAAAGAAAGTTTGAAGGAAACTGTTGACACTGTCAGTGAAGAAATGGACATCAAAAAGAGTGTGCTGAATAAAGCCATTCGCATTGCTTGGAAAAACACACAAAATCGCAATGCCCTGGAAGACACACGTGAAGAACTTGATGAAGTTGAACAGGTTCTCATGAACGCTGGCCTTAAACTATAATCTAGAATCACAACGAGGTAGAGTATGACTTATATTGATGGATATGTTGATAGAGAAAAGAACATTGTCCACATCGTGGAACGCACAGCTCAAGGCGTGAGAAACTTTGTAACATATCCCACTCAATATGCTGTGTATTGGCCTCAGCCTCAAGGCAAATACACAAGTATTTTTGGTGATCGACTGGCAAAGTTCCAAACATCAAGACATCAAGAGTTTCAACGTGAACTGCGCATGCTCAGTCGCGAGACTCTCTTGGAGAGTGATATTGATCCCATATTTAGGTGTCTGTATCAAAACTATCGTCAAAGCCCCACTCCCCAGTTACATGTGGGGTTCTTTGACATTGAAACTGACTTTGATCCCGATCGTGGCTACAGCACACCTGAGGAAGCCTTTAATGAAATAACAGCAGTAAGTGTGTATCTTGCATGGATGCAACGATGCTTTACCTTGGTAGTTAAACCTCGCAGTTGGTCACAAGAGCAAGCACAAACTGTTGTTGAGCAGTTTCCTGACACCATGCTTTGCGATACTGAATCCGATCTATTGGATATTTTTCTACAGTTGATTGAAGATTGTGATATCATAAGCGGGTGGAACTCAACCACTTATGATATGCCCTACATCTATAAGCGAATTCTCTTAACTTTGGGAAAAGAACACACACGTAGATTGTGCTTGTGGAATCGACAACCCACCAAACGCGAGTTTGAAGCTTATGGGAAGCGACAAGTCACATACGAAATTGTGGGCCGAGTGCATCTTGACTATCTTGATTTGTATCGCAAGCACACTTATCAAGAACTCCACAGCTACAAATTGGACTTTGTGGGCGAGCATGACACTGGTGATCGCAAGGTGCCATATGAAGGCAGTTTGGACCAGCTTTATAATCGAGACTTTGGCAAGTTTATCGAATATAACCGACAAGACGTCATGCTGTTGGTCAAGATTGATCAAAAACGTCGGCTTATTGAACTTTGCAACAATCTAGCTCATGAAAACTGTGTGCTGTTGGCTACAACACGTGGCAGTGTCAAGCTTATTGACCAAGCAATTGTAAACGAAGCTTGGGACAACAACTTGATTGTTCCCAATCGTCCTCAACATGCAGATGATCGTGATGATGACGTAGTAGCTGAAGACGATGACGACGACGATTTTGAGCAACAGGACTTGGGTATTGTGGGTGCGTATGTTGCTGATCCCGTGCAGGGCATGCATGAATGGATTGGTGGCGTGGACATCAACAGTCTATATCCCAGCACTATTCGCGCGCTGAACATGAGTCCCGAGACGATTGTGGGTCACATTAGACCCGAGCAAACGCAAGCTTTGATTAAAAAGCGCATGACACAAGAAAAGAGAACATTTGCTGAATCTTGGCAAGGCATGTTTGGCACCTTGGAGTTTCAGGAAGTTCAAAAACGCAGTGATATTCCCTTGATTGTGGATTTCACTGAGGGTGGCAACTTGACAGTCACAGCTGGTGAGCTTGCACAACTGGTATATAATGGCAATCGTGGTTGGATTTTGAGTGCTAATGGAACTATTTTTGCCCAAAGCAAAACCGGAATTATTCCGCAGCTATTAGACAAATGGTATTCCGACAGGAAAAAACTTCAAGCCGAAATGAGAAAATATGCCAAAATGGCAGATGAAGAATCAGATATTTCTCAAAAAGATGAATATCAAAGGCTTACAGGATTTTATGACCAGCGCCAGTTGATCCAAAAAATCAAATTAAATAGCCTGTACGGGAGTTTGTCAAACGCCGGAAGTAGATTTTTTGATGAGCGAGTAGCGCAAAGTGTTACGCTAACTGGTCGCTGTATTGTTAAACACATGGGTAGCAAAATCAATGAGATAATAACTGGTGATTACAACCATAAAGGACCGGCGCTTATTTATTCTGATACCGACAGCCAATATTTCTCAGCGTATCCTGTAATGAAAGATCTTCCTGAGTTTCAAGACTTTGCTTGGACAAAAGAAGCCGTTGTGGATCTTTATGATAAAATTGCTGATGTAACCAATGCTAGCTTTCCAGAGTTTATGAATCAAGCATTCAACTGCCCGGAAAAGAATGGTGCTATTATCCGTGCAGGTCGTGAACTTTGTGCTGAGCGTGGTATTTTTATCAAGAAAAAACGCTATGCAGTTTTGATTTTTGACAAAGAAGGCAAGCGCAAAGACACAGATGGCAAACCCGGTGAAATTAAAGCCATGGGGCTGGACCTCAAGCGCAGTGATACGCCTCGTGTAGTTCAAGAGTTTCTCATGAGCGTGCTTACACAAGTGTTGACTGGCAAAAATCAACAACAAGTGATCGACAACATATTTGAGTTCCGAAAAGAGTTCTCTAGCTGGCCCGGCTGGATAAAAGGCACTCCAAAAAGAGTTAACAAACTCAGTCATTATCAACAAGCCAAAACTACAAATGAAACTTGGAGTTTGACTGATAAAACCAAAAAGACCAACTTGCCAGGGCATGTGCGAGCTAGTTTGAATTGGAACAAGCTGCTGAATCTGTATAACGATCATGGCAGTGTGAAAATTCAAGACGGCAGTAAAATCATTGTGTGTAAACTTCGCGATAATTCTTTGAACATGACCAGCATTGCCTATCCCATTGATCAAGATCATCTCCCTGACTGGTTCAAACAACTGCCGTGGGATCACGCCGAAATGGAAACTGCACTAATAGACAAGAAGATTAAAAATCTCTTGGGAGTTTTGGACTGGGATCTTGACAGCAGTCGTAAAAAATCATCGGCAGGCAGTTTGTTTTTCTAAAGCTGCTTGCTTTGCACACCTAGAACAGTTACTATATAATCCAACAAGGAAATATTCATGACACTGAAAGACATCTTTAAAGAAATCAACACATACGTAGCTAATACTGGTATGTTTGAAAAGATCAAGATCAATGTTGACAACAATATTGTCAGCGTGGAAGCTTTTGAGAAAGAGCGGGGTTTGGTAAAAGGCAAGTTCACCAAAGCAGTTACTGAAATCGCAGGAAGTTTTGGGCTTAAAAATCTCAACATGCTGAACATCATTACAAATGATCCCGAATACTTGGCTTCCGAAAGCACTATTACAGTTAATACTGAAAGTCGCGATGGGCAAACTTATCTTGCCAGTTTGACTTATGTGAACAAAAGTCAAACTGAGATTTACTATCGCTTTATGTCCTCGGACCTGCTGCCCAAAAATACTCAAGTTCGTGAGCCACAGTATGAAGTCACAGTGAATCCTGCACGCAGCAGCATTCAACAGTTTATTTGGGCAGGTAATGGTCTCAGCAGTGTGGAGCAATACTTTAATCCACAGATACGTGATCGCCAACTACGGTTTTGCATTGGTGAAGACGGCGCACAAACCAGCCGTGGCGGTGTGGTGTTTGCACAAAACATTGATGCCAAAATGCAATGTGATTTTCATTGGAAAGTCAGCGACATTCAAACTGTGCTCAAGCTAAATGATTCTGCTGATTGCGAAGTGGCTATTAGTGGAGCAGTGGGTGCTATTCAGATCAAGTTCCAAACTGGTCAAGCACAGTGGCAGTATGTGTTTCCCGGTAAAGTAAAATAAGCTAATCTCCGTGCAGTGCTAAATAACAAGCACTGCATTTTTCACATGAAACCCAGTTATAGAACTATTTTTGTTAGTGATTTGCATTTAGGCGCTGGTGAAAGCCAAGCCCAAGTCTTTGCAGATTTTTTAAAGAACCATGATTGCGACAATCTCTACATGGTTGGAGACATGATCGATGGTTGGAAGCTGCAAAGGCGCTGGTATTGGCCCCAAAGTCACAGCAATGCACTGCGTAAAGTTTTAACCAAAGCAAACAGAGGTTGTCGAGTAGTTTATATAACTGGGAACCATGATGAGTTTATAAGAAGCTTTTTACCAGATTTTGATAGTTTTGGTGCAATTGAAATCGTAAACCACACACTGTATCAAGATTTACAAGGCCGGCAATGGTTTGTCACACATGGTGACATGTTTGATGCTGTTACTCGTCACTGGAAGTGGATAAGCAAGGTGGGAGATAGACTTTACACCATGCTTTTGGAGCTCAACAGGATTTTGGCTTGGGCGAGACGATTTTTCGGCTTGGGATATTGGAGTCTCAGTCAATATGCCAAACAAAACACCAAACAAGCAGTTAGTTTTATAGCAAAGTTTGAAGAACACCTAGCACGTCACGCACACACTCAAAGTTGTCACGGAATTATATGCGGTCATATTCATACTCCGGCAATCAAAAAAATACAAGATGTAACATACATGAACACAGGTGATTTTTGTGAAACATGTAGTGCATTAGTGGAAACTCATGAAGGTGTTTGGCAGTTGCTTCAGCTACAATCAGATAATACATGGAAAGTCATCCAGCAGTTATGAAAATATGTATTGTAACAGACAGCTGGCAACAGATTAATGGTGTAAGCACTACTTTAAAAAACACAGTAAACTGTTTGATAACCATGGGACATGAAGTTTTAGTTATTGAACCCAGTGTGTTTAAAACTTGCAAGTTTAAGTTTTATCCCGACATTGATTTTTCCTGGAATATTTGGAAAGTAGGCAAATTAATTCAAGATTTCCAGCCTCATGCTATTCACATAGCAACAGAAGGACCCTTGGGTATTGCGGCTAGATGGTATTGCAAGGTTAACAAACGCCAAATACCACATAATACCAGTTATCATACCAACTTTCCGGAATATTTAAAGTTATCGTATGGCATCCCCTTGACTGTTAGCTATAAAGTACTGAAGTTATTTCACAAGTTCAGTTGCAGGGTTTTAGTTACTAACCATGATATGAAAACTCAACTGGATCAACGTGGGTTGAAAAATCTTGTAGTTTGGAGCCGAGGAGTAGATCTTTCCTTGTTTGCTCCTTACAGACGATCGCAACAAGTTCAAACAAATTTGGGACCTGGACCTCGGATTCTGTGTGTGAGTCGAGCAAGCAAAGAAAAAAATCTTGATGCGTTTTGTCAGTTGTCTGTGCCGGGAACAAAAATACTTGTGGGCGATGGACCTGAGTTAGCACGCTTGCAAACACAGTATCCTGATGTAAAATATTTGGGTTGGAAAACCGGCGCTGATTTGGCTGAACTATATGCCAATGCAGATGTTTTTGTGTTCCCTAGTGTTACTGATACATTTGGTGTTGTGATGTTGGAAAGCATAAGCACAGGCACTCCGGTAGTTGCTTATAATGCCATAGGTCCACGGGAAGTAATAGAACAAGGCATTAACGGCATCATAAGCCAAGATTTAGCACAAGCTATTCCACAGGCTTTGCTTTTGGATCGCCTCACGGTGAGACAAAGCAGTCTAAAATGGACGTGGAACAAATGCACAGAAGTTTTTTTGGAAAACTTAGTTGCAATAAAGACTTGAAAAACTACAACAAGTCACATACAATAAAAATATAGTTTTAGTATAAAGGCAAAAAAATGACAGATTGGGTCTGGGTAACATTTCAACGGGAAGGTATTCACAAATATCCCGCAGCACTTACCGATCCAGCCCTGGAGTCAGTGCGATTCCTAGGCTTTGAACATCGTCACATGTTTCATTTCCGAGTATGGATTGAAGTACATCACGACGATCGTGATCGAGAGTTTATCATGGAAAAGCGTTGGATGGAAGGTCTATATGGATCTGGTACACTGCAACTGGATTATCAAAGCTGTGAAATGATAGCCCGTGGACTGGCTGCACAGTTGCAACAGCGTTATGCCGGTGAACATCGCAAGCTTATGATTGAAGTAAGCGAAGATGGTGAAAATGGTTGCTTGATGGAGTTTACAGCCGAATGACTGTAAACATTTGGATTTTCAGCTTAGAGCCTTTAGACAATCGTTACACTGCACAGTGGCATCATTGGGTGCCACGAACATTGACAGACATGGTTGGTCAGCAACAGCTGGATGTTCGTGTTCACCAAGTTGACGGCAAGCAAAACACTACAAAAACCACAGCTGGTGGCTTTTTAAACTTCGTAGATACCAACTTTTGGAAAAGCAGTCAGCTATGTGCTTTTTTGGACTTGCACAATCAAGGTCAAACAACACCTCATGATGTGTTTTTGTTCACCGATGCTTGGAATCCTGTGATTTTGCAACTGAGATACATAAGTGATCTCATGGGATACAACTGGCGCATGCACGGGTATTGGCATGCGGGGGCATACGACCCCACGGATATTTTGGGTGTTAAAATGAACAAGCCTTGGCCTTGGCATTTGGAACGTAGTTTATACTATGCCTGTGACAAGAACTGGTTTGCTACTGATTTTCACAGGCGCATGTTCTTAAACAATCTGGGAATCATGGCTAGAGATGAACATCGCAGCGGACTAAGCGGACAGCCTCATGATGCTATTATAGCTGCCATGAACAACCTGCCCGAGGTTGCCAACAAGGCTGGAGTTATTTGGCCGCATCGCTACAACAGTGACAAACAGCCCGAGATTGCAGAAAGTCTTGCCAGTAACATGACAGTGCCCTGGTTGCTGACACAAAAGCTCAACCTGGACAAACAGGAATATTATCAAGTGTTAACACAACACCAAGTTTTGTTTTCCTGTAGCTTGCATGAAAATCTTGGCATCAGTGTCATGGAAGGTGTTCTGTGCGATGTGATTCCAGTGTTACCACAGCGGTGCAGTTATCAGGAAATGTACTTGCCGGAGTTTCTCTATCCTGCCAAATGGACTGCAAACTGGGATCAGTTTTTGGCTCATCGCGAACAGCTAGAGGATTTTATCATGCATCGAATAAACAATCGGGAAAGATATCAATCAGCTATGAACAAGCAAAAGCAACTGCTGAAAGATCGATATCTGCAAGCAAGCACCATGTATAATAGTTTGCTGCAAGATATTGTCACCACAGCCAAGATATAGTAAACTCAATCATGATACCTACCACATTTCACCTAGCAAACGACGTAAATCCTCAGGCTAGAGATTTTGCTGTGAGGCAAAAAGACTATGCTGTGTTTTTGCCCAGCATTTCAGCTATCTATGTTCGTCAGGCCAGCGACTCCAACAGTCGCGTGCCACAAGCACTGCCCGGAGGACTGACAGATCTTGATTTTTTAAATCCCAAGACAAACTTGTTTTACTATCCCGCTGCCCTTTACAGCAGTGGGCATAGTGTATGGGACATAAATCAAAGCAATCAGCAAGAAAGCATGGTTCAGCAGCGAGATCGTTCCCGTACTGTAATTGTTGGTGACAGCGGTGGCTATCAAATCGCAACTGGCGTGTTAAAGTGGCCCTGGCAGAAAAAGGCACAGTGGACTGACAGCGATTGGACTAGAGAAAAAGACAAGATCCGCTTGCAAATTCTTCGTTGGCTGGAGCACACCACTGACTACAGCATGGTGCTGGATGTGCCTACTGGCAGCTTGCTGAAGTTTGGTTACGATGAGTTTACTGGAGAGAATCTTCATCCCGGTGTAAAAAACTTTCGTGACTGTTTGACAAGCAGCTTGGAAAATCACGAGTTTTTCATAAAAAACCGTCGTGAAGGTGCAACCAAGTTCATGAACGTGTTGCAAGGACGTAATCAAGCGGAAGGTGACATTTGGTGGGATGCTGTTAAAGATCTGCCTTTTGAAACTTGGGCATTTTCCAATGTGCAAGCCAGCAACTTTGCCATCAATCTTAGACGTATTATTATCATGCGAG